GCTGAGCGCCTCGTCGCCGTCAGCGCCGAGTGCATCAAGTACGCGGTCCTCGTGGAACTGGTGGTCTGACATGGCCAACGCATTCCACGGCCCTCGCTCCAAGGCGAACGCGAAGGCGCTCCTGGATGCAGCCAAGATCCTTGGCTACTCCAGCGCTGTCGTGCGCACCACGCGGACCGGCTACATGGCACCTCAGGATGTCGTGGAGACGGTTCTGGGCGTCGCGCATATCCAGGAGGGCGTCGAGTACCCGGCACCCAATCCTGAGCCGCACAAGGAGTCGCTGCCCAAGCCGCGAGGCAACGGGTCGCGCGAAGCCTGGGCGGAGTACGCCGCGTCTGTGGGCGTGCAGATCACCGACGACCTGTCGCGTGACGACATCAAGAACCTGGTCGAGGAGTAACCATGCCCACTGTTTGCAGTAGCTTCGTCCGGGGCCGGATGATGCGCGTGACCCGCCTTGATGGCTGCGGTCGCCCGATCTACGGCCCTGACTCTGTAGTCACGTCCAAGGGCTTCGTGACCATCAACTACACCGCCAACGTCGATGATGGTGAAGAGGTCAACCTGCAGAACGCAGCCGGTGAGCGCTGCGTCTACGAGCCGGCCGTGCCGTCCCTCCTGGGCTACACGATCGAGGTCGAGTTCTGCCAGGTGGACCCCGAGATGTTCGCCATCATGACCGGCCAGGACACGTACACCGACGCGTTCGGCAACGTCATCGGCTTCATCCAGGACACGGCAGTCTCCATCCTGGACACGGCGTTCGCGCTGGAGGTCTGGGCGGGTTCCCCGGCCACCTCCGGTTGCGCCACCGAGGGTGGTACCGGCAACTTCGGCTACATCCTCCTGCCGTTCCTGCAGGGCGGTGTGCTTGGCGACTTCACCATCGAGAACGATGCCGTCACCTTCACCATCTCGAACGCCGCCACGCGCGACGGCTCGGGCTGGGGTGTTGGCCCGTACGACGTGGTGCTCGGCGCTGACAGCCTGCCTGCCCCGCTCAACCAGGCGCTCACGCCGACGACCCACCTCCTGGCGATCATCACCCAGGTGGCACCGCCTGAGGCCGAGTGCGGCGCACGCCCGCTGCTCGACCCGGATGGCGCTGACCTGACCAGCGTGACCGCCACGCCGAATGGCCTGGAGGTCACGTTCAGCCCCGAGCCTGCTGGGGATGACCCGTGGTGGATCGACTTCGGTGACGGCACGTGGGAGTACAGCGAGGACGGGTCGGACATCGTTCACCTCTACGAGGCGGCTGGCACCTACGAGTTCATCGCCTACCGTGGCGACTCGTCCTTCACGGATGAGGTTGTCGTGGCTGGTGCTGGCATCGAGTCCATCACCCCGGCGACTGGCGATGAGGCTGGCGGCACTGCGGTCACCGTGGCTGGCTTCGGCTTCACGGGCGCCACTGGGCTGAACATCGACGCCACTCCGGCGACTTCGTTCGTGGTCGTGTCCGACACCGAGATCACGGCCGAGACCCCTGCGGGTACCGGCGTGGTCGATGTCACCGTCCTTCACCCGGACGGCAACTCCACCCTGACGGGTGGCTTCACCTACACCGCGTGACGCACACCTGACAAGATGAGGGCCAGGTCCACCATGGGCCTGGCCCTCATCGCTTAGAAGGAGAAAACAGATGGCGACACTCGCAGAGGTGCTGGCCCTGCTGCCGGACAACACGAGCGGCGAGATCAGCGCGGCTGACATGCGCTCCGTCGTGGAGAGCATCTGGGGCCGCACAGACGGCAGCGATCCCATCGAGGGCCTGCTGTTCGAGACCAATCCGCCGATCCCTGTGCACACGCCGGGGCACATGCACTGGAACGACTCGGACGGCATTGCAGAGATCATGTCCGACATCGAGGGCGTCATCCTGCAGCTTGGGCACGAGCAGTGGGTGAACGTCCGCAACAACTCGGGTGCGACGATCCTGAACGGTCGGGCCGTGCGGATCACAGGGGCGACGGGGAACCTGCCGACGATTGGTCTGGACAACGGTCTGGGCACCGTCATCGGTCTTGCGACGCATGACATCGCGAACAACAGCAACGGCAAGGTCACGACGTTCGGCATCGTGCGTGAACTCAACACGTCCGCGTTCAGCCCCGCCGACCGGGTATACGCCTCGCCCACCGGGACGCTCACGACGTCGCTCACGTCGTCGTTCGTGGGGCGTGTGCTCGACTCGCACGTCAACCAGGGCGCGATCCTGGTGTCGCGGGTTCTCACCACCGACCCGGACGGCACCACGGCTGAGCGGCCGACGACCGTCAATGTCGGATTCATGTTCTTCGACACGACGCTGGGTCACGCGATCTGGTGGGACGGAGCCGACTGGGTTGACAGCACGGGGGTGACGGTCTGATGCCCGCCTTTTCGACCGCCTACTCCAGCGCGTTCGACTCGGAGACGAGCGTCATCCCGCCTGCCCTCGATCTGTGCTTTCCCGTCAACTGGGACGCGTGCCCCTCAGACGTGCTGGAGGACATCACGCCCGAGGTGATGGCGCTGTCCGAGGCCCTGGCTGCTCAGACGCTGCGCATGCTCACCGGCTACCGGATCGGTGGCTGCGCGGTGACCGTGCGGCCCTGCAACCGCTCCTGCGTTCCCGGTACATGGCTGACCGCTCCTGATGTTGGTGCGCTGTTCGCTGGGGTGGGCAACGGGTTCTTCGGCTTCTCCCCATACGTCGGTGCTGGCGGGCAGTGGATGAACGCCTGCGGCTGCGCTGGCGATGGCTGCTCCTGCGTCAAGGTCCGTGAGGTGCTGCTTCCCACGAACGTTGGCGTTGGCCGGGTGGATTCGGTTGTCGTTGATGGGATCACCCTCCCGCCAACCGCATACCGCATCGACAACAGCAACCGCCTGGTCCGGACCGATGGGGAGGACTGGCCTGTCTGCCAGGACATGAACCTTGACTCCGGCGAGGGAACGTTCTTCGTCACATACCTCGATGGCAACGAGGTCGATGGCGTTGGCGCGTACGTCGCTGGCACCCTCGCTGCGGAGTTCGCCAAGGCGTGCGTCAACAAGGACTGCGCTCTACCCGCGAACGTCCAGTCCATCACCCGTCAGGGCGTCACGATGGAGCTTGACCCGGAGATGTTCACGGGCGGCATCACGGGCGTGCGCACAGTGGACTCGTACATCCGCATCTGGAACCCGGTCAACAGCCTGCCCTCAGCCATCTACTCGATCGACGCACCACGTGGTCGGCGCACGACCTGGAGGTTCTGATGAGCGAGGTTCCCCCGGAGGGCTACGCCGAGGACACGGATATCTGGCCGCTCATGGAGCGCATGCGTGACTGCCTGTGCGAGACCCTGACAGAGCGCGGGCTCATGCCGGGTGACTGCTTCTGCGGGATCGTCCCGGGCCAGCAGGCGACCTGGGACTACATGACTGGCATGGCGTGGGTGCGCCTGACCTCTGTCGTGCCCTCCGCGATCTTCCCTGCGCAGTCCTTCGACCTGAACAACTGCGGGACCACGCTGGCTGCAGAACTCGAGGTCGGTGTGCTGCAGTGCACCCCCGGCCCGGCAGCCGATGGGTCACCCCCGGATCAGGACCAGCAGACCGAAGCGGCCAGGCTGCAGGTCGCCACGATGGCTGCGGTCAGGTCTGCGATCCTGTGCTGTGCAGATGGCAGCGACCTGGACCTGATCCTTGGCGCTTACGATCCTCAGGGACCGAACGGCAACCTTGTCGGCGGCATCTGGACAGTGAGCGTGGGGAGGGCCTGATGGTTAGAGCATCGCGGGTGACGACGAGTTTTCGTGTGCGTGAGCGCGGCATCCAGCGCCTCCTGCACACGGATATCGGGGACCTTGCTGACGACATCGCCACTGATGCCTACCGCAGTGCCCGTCGCAGTGTCCCGAAGGGCACGGGCGCGCTGTTCAACGGCATCAGCAATGATGGCGTCAGCTTCACCCGCTCCGTCGCCGTTGGCACGCTCGCCTGCACCGCGCCGCACGTTGGATATGTCATCGGGGGGACGGGAGGTGCAAGTATCAAGTACGGCAACCCGCGCACGAACCATCCGATCGGAGCGGCACTCGTTCGGCGTGGAATCCCGTTCGGCAACGTGAACCGCAGTCCAGGAAAGGTCGGGCGGAAGCCTCACCTGATGTTCGCCAAGAAGTTCCGTGGCCAGGAGGCGAACAACTTCCTGGCGCGCGCTCTTGAGCGAGCGATGGAGCGCAACGGGTTCTTCGGTACTGTCCGTACTGAGTTCTTCGACTGAGCAACAAGGAGGAAGCATGTCAGCACGCAAGTTCGGTAACGCAGCGAAGGCTGCTGCGGCACGCGCTGAGCGCGACGAGGGCGACTACCTGGAGTACGAGGTCCTCGACAAGATGACCAAGTTCTACAACCCTGGCACGGCGGCACTGGTCCACATGTCGATGATGCAGGCTGCGCTCGACAGCGGCGGCAGCGAGATGAAGCGTGGGATCACGGCTGTCGTGCCGTTCATCCAGTTCGTCACTTCACTCGTTGACGAAGAGGACGCGGCACGCATGCGCCGGCTCCTGGCCACGGAGAACAGTGGCTTCGACATCATGGACATGATGGAGGTGTTCGACGCGCTGATGGAGGATTGGTCGCACGAGACCCCTACTCTGCCCGCGTCCGACTCATCGGGTACGCGGGCAACTACTGGGAAGCGTTCGACGGCGACTTCGCGTCGCGCGGGCTCGACCCGTTCGACCTCCCGTTCGCCCGCTTCCTCAACGCGATCTACGCCTACGTCCTGAGGTCCATCCAGGCGAGCGCGCTGGGTGGGTCGATGGACGAGGCGATCAAGAACATCGAGATGGAGATCGCCAAGCCTCTGCCTGGCAGTGACCGGGTGCCAGAATCGGCACCGGAGGATGAGATGGCAATCTTCATGAAGGCGCAGGCCGAGATCCAGTAAGGGAGAAGTCCGTGGTTGGACCCGTGGTCGGCAGGGCTGAGGTTGATGTTCACGCAGACCTCAGTCCGTTCCGGCGTGAACTGACTGCTGCGGCAGCGCGTGCTGGACGTGACTACGGGGACACCCTGGCCAACAACCTCGACAAGCGCCTGCAGCGCACGACGCGCATCTTCGACAGGTTCTGGGGCTCTACCCTGCGCGGCTCGCGTAACGACTTCCTGAACTTCGTTGGTGTCGTGTCGGCTGGCATCGAGCGCCTGACGGGCAACATCATCGGTCGCGGTCTTGGCTTCATCGCCAACTCGTTCACGCGACTCGGTGATGTGATCTCCCGATTCCCGAACCTGATCCAGTTCGGCAACGGGTTCCGAACCATAGGGGACAACATCCGTGGGCTGGGCGCGGGTGGTATCGATGGTCTGATCATCCAGTTGGCCGCAATGGTCATCGCGTTCGAGGTAGGCGTCGCTGTCCTTGGCGTCTTCGCTGCTGGGGTCTCAACGCTCACCGCTGGTATCACAGCGCTGACGATCGGTATCGGTGGCGCCCTCTTCGGCGGGATCGTCGCCCTCACCCCAGCCGTGGGAGCCCTGGTGGCTGGTATCGCAGCCCTGGCGATTGGCTTCACTGATCTCAGCGACGCGCAGAAGGCCACGTTCGCACCCCTCGGAGAACTGCTCGACACCGTTCGGGATGCCGTGCAGGGCCAACTGTTCAACGATCTTGGGGATCAGGTCAACGGTCTTCTCAGCGCCTTGGGTGCCGCTGGCCCGTTCCTGGTTGATCTCGCAGGGGCGTTCCGTGGCTGGGTCAACGATGTCATCAGTGAGATCGGGCCAGGAGGCCCTCTCGATGCCACCTTCCGATCACTGGGCGAGTCCCTGCCAGTGATCTTCCGTCAACTGCTGGACCTCCTGTCGAACCTTGGCGGCTCGCTTGTTGGCCTCTTCGACGCTGCATCGCCTGCCGCTGAGCGCCTGCTGGACTCCATCAACGGCGTGCTGGGGCGGTTCAACGACTGGGTGAACTCCGTCGAGGGGCAGGAAGCCATCAACGACTTCCTCCAGCGGGCCCTGGACCTCCTTGGCCTGCTGTTCGGTATCGCTGGCGAGGTCGGTACTGCACTTCGCAACCTCTGGACCGAGGGTGGCGCTGACGCGGCGCAGGTGCTTCTGAGCAACATCCAGGACATCGTGGCGGAGTTCAACACCTGGATCTCCGACGAGGGTGGTCGCGAGGCGCTGCTCACGTGGTTCCGTGACGGTGTGAGGGCGATCCAGGACATCGGGAACGTGCTTGGTGCCGTCATCACCCTGTTCGACGCCCTTGACACCACGTTCACCCGGGCTGGCTTCACCGTGTTCCTGGACTTCCTGTCCACTGCCATCCTGTGGCTTGCTGACATGGCAACTCGGGCGCAGGAGGTGATCCTGGCCGTCATCGAGTTCGGCACTGGTCTGGTCGAGAGCATCGGGGGTGCGTTCACCACCATCCAGGAGATCGCTGCAAGCGTGTGGGACGCGCTCGTCACAGGGTTCGGGCAGGTGGTCGCTGCAGGACAGGGGCTCATCGATTTCTTCGCGCCCCTCGGGGAACTCTTCTCGTCCCTCGCGGCGGCTGGAGCCGAACTGCGCGACGGTCTGGTCGGAGCGTTCGGTGACATGCTGACCGCCGTAGGTGACTTCGTGCGGGCTGCTATCCAGCTTCTGATCGACTTCAGCGACCCCCTGGTGTCCACCGAGACCGCCGTTCAGCGCTTCCGTGATGGGGCGTCGGCAGCCTTCTCGGGCCTCGCCACCGGCATCGGGGCTGCCCTGCGCCGTGCTGCCACGACCGTGACCAACTTCGCCACGCGTGTCGGTGAGGCGTTCGGTCGGTTCGTTCGGTCAGTGGGGTCCGCGCTGTCGCGCGCCGTGTCGACCATCGGGTCCTTCGCTGGCCGTGTGGGCAATGCCTTCTCGAACCTGGCCGGTCGCATCGGTCAGACGGTGGGCCGGGTCATCGGCACCCTGGGCCGCCTTGCTGGCGCTGCCGGGTCGGCCCTGGGCCGGTTCGTGTCCGCCATCCAGAGGGGCGTCAGCCGAGCGCTGACCGCGCTGGGGAACTTCGCATCGCGTGCCCTCACGGCGATCTCTCGTCTGCCGGCTCTGTTCGCGTCCATCGGCATCAGCATGATGCAGGGCCTCTTCAACGGGATCGTGAGCCGGGGAGAGAGCATCATCAGTTACCTCCAGGGCCTGGCCCAGCGTGCGGCAAGCACGTTCGCCGGCATTCTGGGGATCGCATCGCCGTCCAAGGTGTTCGAGGAGTTTGGCAAGAACATCGTGGAGGGCCTTGTCGCCGGGCTGGGTGAGGGCATTGGCGAGGTGACTGACGCGACCAACTCCCTGGCCAACGCAGCGCTGCCCGGTAACCTCAACACGTCGGTCAGTGGCCTCGCTGACCAGTCGTTCAACCCCACCACTGGTGGCGCTCCCGTGCGGTCCACGACCGACGTTGGCGGCATCACCATCGTCACTCCGTACGCTAACCCTAGGCTTGTAGCCATCGAGGTGATGGACGAGCTAGCGGCGCGAGGGAAGTAGGAGATCACGTGACGTACCCCGGGTACATGGCGCTGTCGAACGAGGACGGCGAGACCATCGAGTTGATCAACGCTGCCCGTGTGAAGGCGTACACGGACAACCTGGCCCCGACGATGGGGCTGCGTGGGTGCGAGGACTGCGACGGCCTGGAGGCCGCTGCGGGAGCGCCTGAGGGGTACACGACACCTGAGGGCGACATCGCTCCCTGGTACGACCCGACCGATCCAGCAACGGCTGGGTTCTACGGCATCTATCCCTTGGGCTTCACTGGCATCGATGACTCCACCCGGACCATCGAGACCGCAGAACTGTCAGGCGATGGCTCTGTGGTCGTCGGCTCACGCTTCACAGGCAAGGACATCCGTGTCAACGGTGTCGCGTTCGCGGAGAACGAGGCGTCGCTGTACGCAGGGCTGTCATGGCTGGACAGCGCGCTGAACGGCACGGAGGAGGGTCGGTGCTTCGGTGACCGCCTGAACGTCTTCTCGTCGTGCCCTCCGGTCCAGGCGCTCCCCCCGGGCTTTGCTGAGCCGTACACGCTGGATGTGCCTGTAACCCAGGCGGAACTGGACGCGTGGACCACCACGTCCGGGACGATCACTGCATGGCCCGGGGGTGGTGGTCTGCCCGATCCAGGCCTTCGCTTTGACTGGAACCCTGGTGACTCGCAGAAGATCGCCTGTCGCGAGATCACGAACCTCATCCCCGGTGAGCAGTATCAGCTTCGGATGCGCATCGAGAACTTCGGTGACTTCTACGTGCGCATCGCTGACTCCTGCGCTAGTTCCCGTACGAACCTTGCGCCGAACCCTCGCCTTCTTGGCTGGGTGTACCAGGGTGGTGGTGTCCTTGATGTCGAGGCGGACATCGCAACCGGTGGGCCGCTTGGCCTGGGCTACCGGCAGTCCATCACGACATCATCCAACGCATCGTCGCCGTACACGGTCCTGATGCCTGCCGATGAGTACATCCCTGTCACTCCCGGGAAGCTTTACCAGGTGTCCATGTACACCATGGGACCTGTGGGGACGGCACGCCTGTCTGTCTCGTTCCGGGACACGGGCGGCTCAACGATTGTTTCTGACCTCAACCTCCAGTCTGGCCTCTCTCTGGATGAAACGTGGCAGCGGATGTCCGGCATCGTTGCCGCACCAGATGATGCGGCAACCATGGAGGTGTTCATCGCCACCACTGTCGGTGTGGGCGAGATCCAGCCCAACATGGAGTTCGGTGCGGCAAACCTGCTGATCGAGGAGCCTGACTACGAGATCCTGCGCACCAACATCCACCCCGACGCACGCGCTGAGCAGACCACTGACTGGGACTTCGCGGTTGGTGACGACGGGGCCGCAACAGTCACGCCCGTGACAGGCGCTGTCGATGGTCCTGTTCTGTATGGAACCACAGAGTCCGATACGTACATCCGGAGCGAGGTGACCACTGCTCCCACGACGGGCACGGCTGGTCCCTTTACGTCCGTCACCTCCTCCTTCATGGGTGTCACGAACTTCCCGCAGCCCATCCCCATCGGAACCCCGTGGGTCACGGGTGCATTCTTCCGCGCTGACCGGTCAGTCACTGGCACCGTGCGCTACCAGTTGCTCACGGAGGGTGATGTCCTGGTCGAGGAGGTCGTGGAGGCGTTTGCTCTGACGGCCGACACGTGGCTTTACCTCTCGGGTGGACAGTCGGCCCAGAGTGAGTTGGTCGATGTCCGGCAGGCGCGTGTTGTCGTAGAGGTCGGTGGTGCTGGCGGCGCTGCTGATGTGCAGCTTGGCGACATCTATGACGCCACTGGTGGGCTGATCGTGATCGGTAGCGCAGACGAGTCCTACTTCGATGAGTTCCGTCCTGCGTCCAACCCGATCGCTTACCTGCCTCACGGGCTCAGTGACGCCACTGAGGGCTCCATCGAAGTTGAGGCTGATGATGTTGGCACCTACTTCGATGGATACACCGAAGGCTTCAAGTGGGATGGCACCCCTGACGACTCGACCTCCAGCCTGGAGCAGGACATCGACTACGAGACGGTCTCCGGGTGGAACGAAGACCCGCCGACCGAGACGACCGTCCTCGACTTCATCCCGCGCACCGATTCTGTGTACCTGTCGCTGACTCCGACACAGACCAGCCCGGCTGTACCGACGACTGCTCTCCTGATTTATAGCGCCCTGGTCCGCCGTGTGCCGCGCCCTGGTGTCGTGGCGTTCGGCTCTGGCCATAACGTCGTGCCGCCTTCGGATGGGTGGACGCACCTTGCGCCAGCCACGATGTCTGTGCAGTGGATCTACGGCGAGGCCGTTGAGTTCAACATGGTGTGGACCATCGGTCAGGCTCCGGACGGGTCAGCGCTGACGTACACGCCTGATCACGGGATCGAGCGCACCGTCTTCGGCATGCTCCCGGGCAATCGCTACCGTCTGATGATCCAGTTCAACTCGACCTGGTCCGAAACGGATGCAGGACCAAATCAGGACATCAACCCGTTCGCCTCTGTCGGGACTGGCACTGGAGCGGTCGCAACGTACACCGTGGACAACGGATCCGCGCACTTCTGGGTCATCGAGTTCACCGCCACTGAGACCTCCACCGTGATCGGACTTCACCCGAACGCGAACCTTGACCTGGGCTCCTTCGGCTCCGTCTCGTGGCAGATCGACCAGTACATGGTCGAGGAGATCCTGGAGACGGACGCTACCGAGCCTGACCCGGGTAGGTTCCAGGCACGCACGATGTACGAGGTGAAGGCGTCTCAGGGTCCGATCCTGACGAACCTGCGCCGTGCGTCCTGTGGCGTCATGGCTGAGATCACCTACTCCCTGCGGGCAGGGAACCCGTTCAAGTACCGCAACCCGATCTTCGCTGGCGGCCTGCCCGCTGGGACATCAGTCGTAGTGACTGACACGCCATGCTCTGATGACGGTCTGCCTCAGGTCATCAACTACATGTACAACCCTTCTGTCGAGTTCGACACCACGGACTGGGCGTCCGCTGGCGTGGGCGTCGTGGAGACCCAGCACCCGTCCGTCAGTGCGATCGTCGGGGAGTACGTGTTCCGCGCACAGGCACCGGACAGCCCTGGCAACAGGCTCGACAGCATCGGCATCTTCTACAGGGATACGTCCGTCGCTGATGGTCCGACACCCGCTTCGGGCGCGACGCTCACAGTGAGTGTCTACTTCCGGACTACACGAGACCAGTCGCTGGGGACGTACGACTGGAACATCAACGTCTACATGGTCGGGTTCGACCCGATCCTCTTCTCCGGCTCAGAGGAGTTGACGGAGACGGGGGTGTGGCAGCGGATCGAGTCGACGTTCACCATCCCGTCGAACGTCGCACTGGATGACATCGAAATGTTCATCAGCAGCCCGGCGTCGATGATGCAGGGCGGACTCATCGACGCAGACGGCATGATGCTCCAGGCAGGCACCGAGGCCACCGACCCGTTCGACGAGACGTTCCCGAACGTCGAGTGGTCGGGAACGTCGAACGCTTCCGCCCTCATCCTCACGCCCACCGCTGAGGACATCTCGGAGGACCCGGACTGCCCTACTCCGCCTACTCCCCCTGCACCCCCCCAGGTGGTCAACGCGTGCGTTACGGAGCCCAGCTCCTACAACCGGACAGTGGTGAGCGTGTCTGCCGACACGGTTCCCCGGAACCTGACGGCGTACCCGATCATCACCCTCATCGCCGGTACGGCTGCGGTTCGGCAGGCGCGCATCCGATTCTGGCCGAACCCGGACAACCTCACGATCGACCAGTTGGGGCCGTGCGACTATGACGGCGAGATCATCGTGTCCTTCCTCGCGGACGGGGCGACGATGGTGATCGACGGTGTGCTGCAGGAGGCCACTGTCAGCAAGCCTGGCTTCGAGGACGTGAACGCCAACCACACGCTGTACGGGCCGGAGGGTGGTCCTGTGGACTGGCCGGAACTGACCGGTGGCATCCCGTACCTGGTGACGCTGGAGCTTGACTCCGGCGAGACGTACACGGACACGCTCATGACGATCGACCTGGTGGTGAAGGACTGATGCCGCTCAACTGCGAGATCCACACTGCCTACATCTACGACAGGGGTGCTGCCACGCGACTGTTCCAGGTCAGTCCCCTGACCTCGGTCCAGTGGGAGCGGCTGCGCGACGACATCTCCCATGCTGTCGTGCAGATCGTCAACCCTGGCCCGGACTGCCAGCAGCAGATGCTGGCAGTGCATCCCAACCGCATGGAGTTGGTGATCTACCGGGGCTCTGACCGTGTGTGGGAGGGTCCGATTACTCGGATTGGTTGGCACCGCGACCGTATCGAGGTCGAGGCGAAGGACGTGATGCACTACGCCTACCGGACGATCATGCACGCGGCGTACACGAACGCTTACCCGAACATCCAGACGACCGTTCAGCGCGCTATCAACGTGCTGGGCGAGTTGTCGCGCAAGGAGGCGCTGGACCCGCCGATCAACGTCCTGCAGTACGTCACTGCGTTCGAGACGGCTACGGACTCGCAGACCTCGAAGTCAACGGTGCCGTACGAGTCCACCGTGTTCGATGACATCGATGCAATGGCGTGGCGCTCGGGCATGGACTACACGACCATCGGCCGGCGCATCCTACTGTTCGACACCCACACGGTCTGGTACACGACTCCCACTGTGACGGAGGCTGACTTCCTGTCGGAGATCGTTGTCACGCAGTACGGCATGGAGGGGGCTACGCACGCTGCGGTGACGAGCAGCACGGGGGTGTTCGCCACGACGGGTGCTGACGACCCTTTCTACGGCGAGTGGGAGATCCTGGACACCGCGTACGACGAGGATGGAACGATGGTCCCAACACAGGCCGCGCTGTTGTCCCAGGCTGAGCGCAACCTGGACGGTCGCAACCCGGTGCCTCTGCACGTACGCGTGCCGGACAACTCGCAGTTGAACCCGAACGGCAAGTTGACGATGGCTGACCTGGTGCCGGGTGCTCGTATCCCGCTGCGTGCCACGCTGCTGACGTTGAAGGTGGCGCAGATGCAGAAGCTTGACCGCGTGGTCGTGACGGAGGACGGGAGCGTTGGCGAGAAGATCGCTGTCACGCTGTACCCGGCATCCCTGAACGACGAACCGCCGGAGGAGTGACGTGCCCAACCTGATCCCGCAGGACATCCGTGAGTGGATGCGCCGCATGGAGTTCAAGGTCAACGACCTGACGCGGCGCATGAGCAACCTGATCCCGGGTGACATCGCTGACAGCGTTGACCTGGATGACTACATGTCGTCTGGGAGGTGGATCAGGCGATCCAATATCGGTACCACGACGGCGCTTAACTACCCGTTCGATGCAGCGGCTGGGGTTCTTGAGGTCTACTGGGATCCGACCTTCGACCAAGTGCATCAGGTCTTCCACGATCGCTCAGGCAGTCGCCACTCCCGGTGGTGGAATGGCGCATCCTGGAGCAACTGGGATGGTGTGTGGATCGACATCACGACAGGGTTCAGCGCTGGCGTCACCGCGCAAACCGGAGGGAACACCCCACAGGCGATGCGGCAGGGGAACATCGTTGCGGTCAGGGGCCGGGTCACTGTCGCTGCAGGCACTTCTGGCGCACTGGACTTCGGGCTGCTCCCGGCAGGGAATGGCTTCTCGCCAGCAGGTATAACGGACTTCGGGCATGGTTCCATTTCTGGAACCCAGACCAGTCGTTACTTTGTGTCTACTGGCGGGCAGCTTCAAGTCACAGCTTGGCCCAACTCAGGGAGTAACGCGACAGGCGCGCTGTCTGCAGTTTTCGGCGTTGGCCAGTGACCCCTTACGCCAGGGTGAAGTTCGCCTTGATGTGAGTACATGGCATGTAGGTTTTTTACATGCTGTTCCATACTTCTTTCTCACCGGAGCCGGAACCGATGCCAACCTTCACCGAGATGCCTGACCTGGGTCCCGCAGCGGACCTGTCGGGAGCCATTGCTGGCATCGCTACGCTCGTCATCCTGACCCTTGGGACGCTGGCGTGGCGCAGGATCAGCACATGGATCGGTGAGGTTGTCGCTGACGTGAAGGCGACCAAGATACAGACGACGAACAGTCACAACACGAACCTGCGGGATGACCTCACCTCAGTGGTGAACACCATCACAGACGTGGCCTGCACAATGGAGGACGTTAAGTCGTCCATGGAGAAGCTGGAGTTTCGGCAACAGGCCATGCATGAGGATCTTCGTGAGACGAGGAAGGATGCGCGTTTCGCAACCGAGTACACGCGGGACGTGGACAAGCGACTCATCAGCCACATCGATGAGTCCAAGGTGAACGACAGAAGCGGAGGAAGCAATGAATGACCTGATCAACAGTCGCGGCTCATGGGATGCGCGGTACCAGGATGGCGACAAGTCGCTGTCCGGCCTGGCGGAGGAGGTGTCCGTTCACCACACCGTCACTGCACAGCTTCCCGAGGACGCACCTGCCGCCGATGAGCGCGAGCAGATGCGTGTCATCGAGTCGATCGGCCAGTCACGCTTCGGCACTGGCATCTCCTACAACGTCATCGTCTTCCCGTCGGGCCGGGCCTACCAGGGTGTCTCCTGGAACCGCCGTGGCACCCACACGGGCGGGCGCAACAGCACGGTGCGCAGCATCTGCTTCGCAGGCAACTACGAGAAGGCCATTCCGACCGCTGCCGCGCTGGCGACCGCTGCCGCCATCTACGCGATCGGCAAGGGCAAGTGGTGGAGGGACGACGCCCCTCTGCACGGTCACCGCGACGTGTCGCAGACCGCCTGCCCTGGCAAGAACCTGTACTCCCGTCTCGGGCTGATCCGCAACGGCGGCGCTGACTTCGTGGACAACCCGATCAAGCCCATCCCGAGCATGCCTGAGGTTGAGCCCGCCACGCTCAAGGTGGACGGCTACTGGGGCAGCGCCACCACCCGCCGGCTGCAGCAGGTTCTGGGCACCCCTGTGGATGGCATCGTGTCGTCCCAGAACAACGACTGGGAGCGCGGCAACCCGGGCCTGACGGCAGGCTGGGACTGGTCCTCGAACCCGAACGGCTCCCGGATGATGTCTGCGCTGCAGAAGCGTCTGGGTGTCAACCGTGACGGCCTGATCGGCCCGAACACGATCCGTGGCCTGCAGCGCCACCTCGGCACCCCGGTTGACGGTGTGCTGTCTGCACAGAGCAAGGCGATCATGGCGCTGCAGCGGCGCCTCAACGAAGGGAAGCTGTGATGAAGATGCCGAGCCCCGGTGTACGTCGATGGATGTACCGCGTGGCCAACGCTGGGCTCGCTGTGGCTGTTGGCTACGGCGTGCTGAACGGGGAGGAGTCGATGCTTTGGCTTCTCCTCGTCAACGCCCTCCTGGGCCTTGCTGACGCCAACGTCACGCAGGAGGGCACTGTGGAGCCTTACGAGCCTCCGGTGGGCTGAGAGACCACGAAGCCCGCGTACGCCTCTTCACGGGGCGTACGCGGGCTTCTGTCATGGGTGATCTGGTCGGGAGTCGAACCCAACGGTGCCAACCTCGCTCCGGAGTCGAACCGGAACCGGCCGAGACAGATCACCTGGAGGCCCATCCGGGAGTTGAACCCGGCTACCCGGCTTTGCAGGCCGGTCCCTACGCCGCTCGGGCAATGGGCCGTGGCTCGCTACCCAGGACTTGAACCTGGACCCCCCGGCTTAACAGGCCGGTGCTCTGCCGATTGAGCCAGTAGCGATCAGTAGCGGGGGCGGGACTCGAACCCGCGTCGTTCGGCTTATGAGGCCGGGCTGGTACCAACTCCAGTCACCCCGCTGCGCCCCATACGGGATTTGAACCCGTGATCTCCGGCGTGACAAGCCGGCGTCCACTCCAGACTGGACCGATGGTGCTAGTGATGTGGCCCCCTGGTTCGCAACAG